GATCTTTGTCTGTGTCGACCACTCCGATGAACCTGACACCCATGTATTAAGATTGGCATCCCAAATAGGGACTTCGCCGTGCTTAATACCGTTAGGCTTAGTAACGAAAGTTTCAGCGAGTGCGTTTTTAATACGAGTTGGGAACTGATTATTCTCATCAACCCCAACAGGTTTGAATGGCATAGTAAAACTCCAATCAAGTTTATGTTGGGTTACCCAGAAGTTTTCATGGCGGCTTTACGTTGCGCATTGATTCTGTTTCTTTCAGCGGCCGCATCAGCTTTATTCATCTTCTTCGGAGGAGAATTCTTCTGTTCGAAGACTTTAAGTAATGTGATCAACCGGTTCAAATGCCAATGCTCGCATTCGAGTGAGATTCGGTGAGTCATCATCCAATAATAGATTAATTCCGAAGTAATGGTCTCTCGACTTGTATTGTTCGGACTTCCAGATGGTCTCTCGTTAAACCAAGTAGCGGTTTGTTTGGCTGAGAGATATTCGTTGACGATGCTCATTAACCGATCGTCGATTCGATTAAAGATTTCAACAGGAATGTCTGGGGTAAGACACATCTGATAAATGTAATCGAGGGTCTCTTCTTCAGATTTAGGTTGGGGACTAAAGAATGGCTTCTCCCATTTAGCTTCCCATTTTGAAAGAGAGAACAGGGAATGCTCAAGTTCTAAAATTGTGTCCCGTGTATAGTGAAATTGTTGCGTACTATCGTCGAAAAGTTCGACTCCGGGAACTGTAAGTTTGAGCATTCCCTGTTCTCCTTTCTAAGGGTGGTTACGTGTGGTCGAAGTACCAGTCATTGTCTGATACAGCCGGGAACTTATAGCCCGCAACAGGGACTGCGGTAACTACCGTGTCCTCAGCGATGACTACGGAGCCAGTAACAGGCTCACCATTGATTCGGTACTCCACACCAGTAACGGTGGGAACGGTGATCGTGTCAGTTGCCGAGTCATAGGTCGGAGTAGTAGCTCGAACCTCAACGCTGGCTTCGCCTTCAAAGAGTGCAATGACTTCCGCGGGAGACGGAAGTCGCGGATCGCTACCAACCGTTCCGTAGAGGATGTCTTTGAGCTCATCGAACTTCGCCTTGGGCACCTTTGTCGAATCAATAATGATGGACGCTGATGGCTTGAGACCGGGAACTTCCACTGCTGTAGTGGAGAGTTCCCAGCTGAAGGTCGCCAATTCAGGAGACTCATTGACGGTGTTGTAGGTCTTCTCGGTAGGTGCCGCCAATGCACCGTAGATCATGTGGATCTTGGAACCATACTCGTTGTTGCTGGTATCGTTACCAATGATCGTCTCGTAGGAAAGCCCAAAGGACTTACGCTGCTGCTGACCGATGTACACGCCGGTAACTGGTTCTGCCGTGCCATCGCACTGTGCGAATTCGTCAGGGTATGTGTACGCCTGAATAGTTGCGCTGAATTCTTCAGCTGACAGAAGATTCGCATACACCTTGTTGTTGGCGTATTGTTTGTTGGATTCGGCGCCAGAAGGTTTTTCGGATACGGAAATGAGACCGTTCCAAGGAGAGCCCTGTTCGTAAATGCCGAGGTTGTTAGGGATGAAGAGGACGCCATTGCTAACGCCGGTCTCATAGACCTTTTCTCCAACCTGATCCCACTTAAGTTTAGTCATAGTGGTATTTCCTTTCAGAAGTATAGGCTGTAGACATCATGGTTCAAGTTGTCAACGACAAAGAACCTTGAGAAGCTACAATAAGGGAGTTTGGAAACCGAATCGGGAATCTTACTATCAGGATTCCGGTCAATGACTTCCACTTGGTACCGCTTTTTACTTCGATACACCGAGTTGTTCGCATGGTCTGTAGATTCCGCGTCTCGTTTGTAGACGATACACGGATACGTCATACCAGTAGACGGCGGCTGTTGAAAGTAAACGTTCGGCACGAGAGTTAAAAGCTTCTCATGCAGTTGAAGGCGTCGGTCCATTGTAAACACCTCCAAGACGTAAGATAAGACGGGGACTCTGGACCTCAATGTCTGAGATAATCCAGTTAGTCCCCATCCACTTTACGTAACGCATGTTGAAGAACCCACCAAGAGCGTCATCATCGGCGACAATACTAATCGAATTGCCTACAGTGATGTCGTTGTTGACCTGCCCTCCACCTTCCAACCTACGAGTGTTGCGGAGGACGTCGCCAAAGTACTTTCGTTCAATGACGACGTCCTCCCACACTCCTGGCGCCGTCTCTATGGTTGACGGGGCGTACCCAATCACATCATAGAAACGTGCCATTTTGAACTACTTAACCTGCGGACGGAACGAAGGTCCAGCTGGTGTTCACGTTAGCCGGGAACGAGTAGCCGGTAGCCGGCGTTGCCAGAACATCGGTGGTCGTGGTGATCACGTCGGCGCCGGAGACCGGAACGCCGTCAACGCGGTAAACCACGCCAGCGGTCGTCGGGTAGGTCACCGTGTTGGTGCCGGAGTCAAACGACGGGGAAACCGGAGTCACAACGATGCCGACCTCGCGCAGGATGACGATGGCCGACTTGGCCTTGGTCAGGGCGCCCGAGATGCGGGTTTCCATCAGGTACTTGTGCTGGTTGTAGTCGATGTCGAAGTCCTCGAACATGCCGAGAGCTGCGCCCTTGTCTGCACCGATGGTGTAGTCGGCCAGGTTGACGATGATACCAACGACCTCGGGGTGCTGCTCCAGAACCTCAACGTCGATGATGCGGGAGACCTGGAGGGTCGCAGCAACTTCAGCGCGGGTGTTGTAGAGCTTGCGGCCCTGACGATCGCGTTCCAGCAGCATGTCGCTGACGAAGGCGCGAGTGGTGAACATGACCGGGGAGCCCGAGCCCTTGTAGGCGTCGAAGGACCGGATGATCTGGTCCATCTTCTGCTGCACGGTGGAGTTGGACTCCAGGGTGATCTTGTGGGCGTACATGTCGTCATCGGTGGCGATGGGACGGAGACGCTCTTCGTCAACCTTGTCCTCGGAGGAGATGTCGCGGCCGTCACCGACGAGAACGCAACGCGCGACTTCCTCGTCCAGCATCAGACGCATTTCCGCCTTGAGGAAGGCCACCACGTCGAGGTCAGTGATGTCCAGGATGTCATCCCGGTCCAGCTTCTGCTTCTTGTAGATGGTGGTGGGTTCGGTCTTGCGCTTCAGGAGCTTGAAGACCTCTTCCTTCTTCAGATTACCCCTGACGTAGCCTCGGGCGCGAGCATCGTCGGCGGTGATGTCGGCGTGGATCGTCTTGATGCGGGAGATCGGCGAGTGCTTCGTGCCGGTCAGGACCTCGGAGACCCATTCCATGCGCCGGGAGATGAACTCCGGGGTGTTGGAGATGGCCTTGGCGTCCGGGAAGAGGAACTCGATGTCATCGATGCCGTAGGTGCCGGCGTGCTCCAGGAAGACTTCCTTGAAGGACTCGGCGCCGTTACCCTTCTGAGCGGCGGCGAAGATGGTGGAGAGCTCGTCGTGGGAGAGGGTCTTGCCCTCGGACTTGACGTTCTGGGATTCAAAGATACGGGGCATGTTGGCGAAGCCTTCCTGGATTGCGTGGGTAAGGACATCGGGGTCGATGTCAGAGTGCTTGGCGGATCCGCCACCGGCCTTGGCGTCTTCAACGGCCTTGCCGATGAGGAAGTAGAGGACGTTTTCCTGCTCCGGAGAGAACGAGTCGAGGACGTCCTGAACGGTCTTGCCATCTGCATGTGCGAGGTTGGACATGTTGTCCCCTTCTGCGTTGTTGGAGTGTTTGAGTGCGTCACCGATCAGTGACTGGAAGATTTCTTCCTGATCCTCGTCGAATGAGTGGAAGATCTCCTGGACACGTTCGGGATCCAGGTCGCTCTCGGTACCGGTAAGAGCCGAGTGAAGCAGTGAGTGAACTACTTCCTTCTGGTCATCTTCCAGTTCCTCAAGGAATTCCTGGATCTCTTCGTGGGAGATTTCATCGTCATCATCAGACTCGTCAGAGTGAACGAGATCGATGCCCTGGTTGAAGTACATGATTGCTTCACCTTCGAGTGCTTCTACGGAATCGCCATGTCGAATGTAGACATTGTCGATGAGTGCGCCAGGATTGGCTCCCGCAAGAACAAGACTTACTTCCTTGATGTCTCCATGGAAGACTTCCTTGTTCTTCTCTTGCAGCCGGTTGGCGTAAATCGACAGGGACTCAACGTCGCCATGTCGAACTGCTTCCTTTGCTTCAAGAGCTTTCGGGCTGTTGTTGAAGAATGCGTGTGCGTAGACACCTTCTTCTCGGTGAGACAAGATCGCGTAACCCAGAATGGATGTCGGATCATCGTGTCGGTGCTGCCATACTAGCGGCACCTTCATCTTGTCCTGGTGCTTGAACGCGCCACCCATGATAGTCCTACCATCGGAGCACTTAAGCCCATTCTTAGTGGCCCAGCCACTGAAATCTGGTTCTGCCATTTTGAAGTTTCACCTTCCTTTCTTAAGTT